AGCAATCGTCTCAATTTATGGAATTCAGTTAGCAGTGGTGGTGGTATAGCATTTCATACAAACACTGTAGATGGGTGGACCAATGCCATCGAGCGCATGACGATTACATCTCTGGGAAATGTCGGTATTAATCAGACATCACCCAACTACACACTAGATGTCGCAGGGGATATCAATTTTACGGGTACGCTCACTCAAAACGGTTCGGCTTACGGTGGTGGAGGTAGTGGTTCATCTCCATGGGTAACATCGGGGAATGATATTTCCTACACGACTGGCCGGGTTGGTGTAGGAACGACATCACCCGATGCAAACCTCCACGTCGAGGGTAACGTTTATATGTCCTCGAACCTCAATGTAGGACCAACAGTGTCAGCAACCCTTGCGTATCAACAACAAGGGAAATTTCAAGCCTCAGATGCACAGGCATCTGACTATTTCGGTTACAGTGTATCAATCTCTGGGGACGGAAATACGGCTATTATCGGAGCTTACCAAGAGGATGATACGGGGTTTGTTTACGAAGCTGGTGCAGCCTATATATTCACTCTTTCTGGTGGAACATGGACTCAACAACAGAAAATTCAGGCCTCGGATAGGCAGGCGGGTGACCGTTTCGGTTATAGTGTATCACTCTCCTCAGACGGAAATACAGCTATCATCGGGGCGTACCGCGAGGATACGGGTGGTAGCGAAGCTGGTGCAGCCTATATATTCACTCGTTCTAGTGGAACCTGGACTCAACAACAGAAAATTCAAGCCTCGGATATACAGGCGGTTGACTATTTCGGTTATAGTGTATCACTCTCCTCAGACGGAAATACAGCCCTTATCGGGGCGTGGCGCGAGGATACGGGTGCTTCCAATGCTGGTGCAGCCTATATATTCACTCGTTCTAGTGGAACATGGACTCAGCAGCAGAAAATTCAAGCCTCAGATGCACAGGCATCTGACTATTTCGGTCATAGTGTATCACTCTCTGGGGACGGAAATACAGCTCTCGTTGGGGCGTATCTCGAGGATGCGGGTGGTACCAGTGCCGGTGCAGCCTACGTGTTCACTCGTTCTAGTGGAACCTGGACTCAACAGCAGAAAATACAAGCCTCAGATGCACAGGCATCTGACTATTTCGGTTATAGTGTATCACTCTCTGGGGACGGAAATGCAGCTCTCGTTGGGGCGTATCTCGAGGATGCGGGTGGTACCAATGCCGGTGCAGCCTACGTGTTCACTCAGTCTAACGGGACATGGACTCAACAGCAGAAAATACAAGCCTCAGATCCACAGGCATCCGACAATTTCGGTTATAGTGTATCACTCTCTGGGGACGGAAATACAGCTCTCGTTGGGGCGCATCCCGAGGATACGGGTTTCGGTGCAGCCTATATATTCACTCGTTCTAACGGGACATGGTCTCAAAATCAGAAAATACAAGCCTCAGATGCAGAGACATATGACTATTTCGGTTATAGTGTATCACTCTCTGGGGACGGAAATGCAGCTCTCGTTGGGGCGTATCTCGAGGATACCGTTGATACCGATGCTGGTGCAGCCTATATATTCACATCGACCAGCACTCCGGGAAGTGAAACTGTTCTTTGTGTGAATACGACACTTAGTAGGGTCGGTATTGGGACAGTGAATCCGAGTGTAGAACTTCATATATCGGGAACCGGGGCAATAATCGTTCCGAGTGGTACGACTGCAGAGAGACCTGCTACGGGGGCTACGGGTATGATACGGTTTAATAACACAACGTATAAATACGAAGGGTATGGATTATATTCATGGTTAGATCTTAGTATAGCTGACCCTCCTGAACTCTATTCATTTACTTCACACACGTTTACATCTTGTAACGGCGATTCAAGGTATGGTCCTCAGCTCAGTGACGCTTTAGCCACTTATGGTAATATAAGTCCATGGAATGATACAAACCTTTTCAATATCGCAACACGCGGGTTCCAATTGTGGACGGTTCCCAAAACTGGGACGTATCGAATAACCGCGAGGGGTGCGAGAGGGGGTGAGGAATCGTCGTCTATAGGGTCGTATAATAACACACCTGGTAGTGGTGGAGCGGTGCGTGCCGATATTGCATTGACTATTAATACACAGGTCGTCTTTATCGTAGGACAAACTCCACCTCAATCAACGGGTAATTATAGATCCGGTAGCGGTGGTGGTGCGACATGGGTTCTTAAACCTGGGGGTGGATATACGAATACCAGCGACGTGTATATGATCGCGGGTGGTGGTGGTGGTGCTGGACCCCGACATTATAACTCCGGAACTGCGGGTCATGCAGATGCATCGTCTCAGGGTTTGCCAGGTGGGGGTGGTACAAGTCACTGGAACGGTAACGGTGGTGGAGCTGGTTGGACTGCAGATGGTGATCCTTCAGGTGCACGGGGTGGTGTGCGACCAGCGGGTGGCGCCATGGGTGGTACAGGAACGACACACGGAGGTTTCGGTGGTGGTGGGTCCGAATCCGGAGACTCGGCCGGTGGAGGAGCGGGTGCGAAGGGTGGACGCGCAGCTCTTCGATACGATTCTACAGGTAGTGACACGGCAAGAGGTGGTACATCGTATATCACTACGAATGCGACTAATCGGTCTTTCTTGGGTATTCATGGTTTGTCGAATGGTAATGTTTACGTCGAATTACTTCCATAAAATCTTACTATATACTAAATGCTCACCCAAGTATTGGAAGTCATGTGTCCAGGTGTACCGTATACGTCTAACGGTACATGGGAAAGTGTCGTGTTTAACGATGGAAACTTTTACAAACCGACCGATGAGATGTATGAATTGACACTCTATCAGATGACACACACCGAAGCTATTACAAAAATGCGAGAGCAACGAGACGCTTTACTCGATAAGAGTGATAAATACATGACTCGCGATTACCCCCACAGACTCGAAAAAGATATCCAAGATTGGGAGAAGTATCGTCAGGCTCTTAGGGATCTTCCAATTACATCTCGTCCAACTTTAGATGAAGATGGAAATGTACTGAACGTCGATTGGCCGACCCCTCCTTAATAAACATTTCCTCCAAAGTGCCTCCCACTTTGTAAGAAAAAACCTTATACATAGTAGACATGGCTGCGAATGGTATCCTAAACTTTCGAGGGGCGAATAAAACTACGTTCGTCGGTGCCTCGTCAAACATAGTATTGGATAATGTCATATCCAGTTTGGGAATTGGTGTCGATGTCAATGGACCGACATCCAATTTACACGTTGTCGGGAACGCATACGTTTCTACAGACGTGACAATCGCAGGGAACATCGATTTTCAAACTATCACACAAAATGGGTCCCCTTTTAGTGGTGGTGGTGGTAGTGGAACTTCACCGTGGGTAACTTCTGGGAATGATATTTCTTATTCAAGTGGTAATGTTGCGGTCGATACGAATACTCTTTTTGTCGATTCTATCAATAACAGGGTTGGGATCGGGACATTTACCCCAGCGGTAGCCCTCGACGTTTTCGGAGGACCCGTGAGAGCCAGTACATTTATAGGGTCTTTACAGGGGAACGCACAGAGTTCGACTCGTTGGCAAAACACGGCAGGTTTATTTTTAACTGGTGCGGTTACCGGTAACATTGGTATTAACGGAAATCAAAATTCTACGTTAGTAACGACACTCGCTAATTTAGATACAAGTAAGATCACGACTGGTATACTTCCAGTCGCCCGTGGCGGGACTGGTGTCGCTACGAGTACGGGAACGGGGAGTGTCGTTCTTTCAAACGCACCAGCGTTCACTGGGGATGCTACGTTTGTTAGGGTTGGTATCGGAGCATCTACTACACCTGGGTACACGTTGGATGTTACGGGGGACGTTAATTTTACAGGTAACCTCACACAAGGTGGAAACCCATTCGGTGGTGGTGCTTTTTTAACCGACGGTACGAAAGCCTATTATACTGATGGACCTGTCGGTATTTCGAATGCAGAAGCTTTGACTACACAAACACTACAGGTGGGGGCGAATGTCGCGGTTAATGATACAGCGGATGATAAGCTTACCGTTACCGGAGATGTATACGTTTCTCGTAAATTGCGTGCGATTGATTTGGTTGAATCTTATGAAGTTCGAGCAAACTTCTTTACCGTAAAGAATATTGATATACGAGCAGAAAGGCCTCGACGCGGTACCATCATTTAATAATTATATGTCGTCATAATAGATGACGACAGTTCCGTCAGGGGGGTATATTACTAGTCCCAATCAGACTTGGGGGTATCACGCACAAAGTGGTAATGGTAGTGTAGATGGGGTCGATTCGTGGAATCCAGACGAATTCACACCGGGAGACCAGCATTTTGGTAGCATCACTGGTAGAGATGTGAACTCACATTTCGGTAGAAGCCTTGATACAGACTTTAATGGTACACGCCTCGTGGCTGGTGGTCCCGAATGGGATAACGACCGTGGATATATACAAATCTACGATTGGAGCGAAAGTTCGACTACGTGGACATCTCTTCAGCAGATAGATGGACCAGCCGCTTCCGGTTGGTTCGGTGAATCCGTTTCGATGGATTATGACGGAACACGGATCATAGTAGGTGCACCGAAAATTCGCCGTGTATACGTATACGATGTCGGTAGTAATGGTCAATTTACTCTCACACAGACAATTAGTACATCTCACAGTTCATTTGGACACTGCGTTTCTATAGCGGGTGATAAATCAGATCGGTTCGTTGTCGGTGCACCGGACGTAAATACTATATACGTGTATGAACGACAGACAAATGGTCAATTCACGCAAGTACATTCAAATTCGGGGACGAATATTGTTAATCGAGTTCCTACTAGTACTACTTCATATATAACACTCTATAACAAATTTAACGGGTATGGATTTTCGGTTAAAATGTCTGGTTTTGGGGAGCATATAATCGTCGGTGCACCTGGTACCGAACTTGCTGAAATTCAGTGTTCGAACCATGCCGGTTCGACGACACCCGGGCCGGTTTCACATCATTTAGGCGAACACGTTACATCAAGTCGAGGACCACATTATACGGGGTCGATATCGTATGCCTGTAGTAGTCAAATACTACCAAATATTCGAAACATATCTGCATCACATCCATACTCCGTATACAAATACCCCGGAACTCAAACCAATAATAACGGTGATCCAGCCAATGGACTTAGATTTCCAGATTCTAATAGTCAAAAACATCACTACGATAGATCTCCATATGGTACAAATAATACAGGCATGAAGGACGGTTACTTATACCCAAATTATCAACTGGGTAATATACGTGTCCTTAAATGTCCGACCGATGGTAGCTGGTCGAGTGGAGTAACTACAGTTCAGACAATAGAGGGGAGAAATAATAATACTGTCGTGAATTTAGGTTCTTGGAACAATATTTATTCTTCCCTTCCAGGGTTTGGTAGATCTGTTAGTATTTCAGTTGACGGAAAACGCATTTGTGCGGGATCACCGGGGTTTAAACCCCAAGGATATGATCTTCAGGTGATGCATGGAGATGTGCGTTATTTTACATTAAACGAGGATACGGGGCAATATGACGAACCAATGAATACACGTGATGAATCAGTTCCATCATTAGGAGGGCCATGGAATATGTTACGAAAGAATCTGGTTAGCGCGGGTTTTAATATGAGTATGACAGAAGATGGGTCTCGTGTATTTGCTGGTTCTCGTGAGCACCAATTCTCACTTATGCCCTACGATTTTTCGGGTACAACGTTTTACCCCGCGGGTCCTATAGTAATGTCTGGTGGCCAGGGTTCCGGTCCCGATCCAACCGTATTTGGTACAGTGGGTCCGGTTCCGGATATTACAGGTGGGATAGGGTGTATGAATGGATATAGAAGTGCTGCGCATAGTGGTACTAACTGTGCGGTATCAATTCCAGCCTATCCAGAAGCTTACGGTGCCGATTCGAATGGTGGTACCAATACCACACCCGCGACGAGTAATGGGCAGGGAAGAGGGATCGTTCTTATCTATCGTTATACACTTACCAGTGTTTTTAGAGGAAATAGTCTTTTTGAAGGATACGTCAAATGTGATAATTTAACAGTTGGGTCATCTGGTGGTTCTGTTGACCACGCACGTATAAAGTTCGGTGGCCGTAAAGGTGAAGTGAATAGTGAATCCGGTGCGACAATTGAAAATAGATGGATGGGCACGCGAAACGTCATTTATACTGGAACTGCGGGTGATGGATATAAACATGATAACGAACTTTTGATTTCAAAGTCTTACAATACGTTACACGAACCTAATGATACGGTTAAATATGGTGATTGGAATAAACGCGATTTTTTTGGTGACCGAGTACGTATAAAGGCACCGAAAATCGAGTTTCAAATTCACTCACCCGGAAGTGACCAACTAAACAATAAATATCGCGAATCACCGTGTGTATCTATTACTGATATGAATAACCCGTTCGGTGGAGAACGTGGCATGGCATACACAAATAATTCTATTGAAGATGAGCCGAGACAATTGGTCTCTATACGTAGTGGGACTTCGAATTCACGGTTGCAGGCGGGCCTTCGTTTAATTGCCGGATCATCGAGTGGTTTTGTAGGTAGTTCGAGTGCCCTGACTAGCGCTATACCTTCGGATGGTGACTCTTATACATTCGCACCTGGTAATGATGGTTGGTTACGACTTCTTTGTCCATCTGGTCAGGGTCAATCCACAGCATACCAAACGGAAACAGACCCAGCAGATAACAGTTCTAAAACTATAGCGTCTAATTATGCAGGATTGGCAATTGGAAATTTACACGTAGCGGGGTCTATTTCCGGACCGGGTGCACCGTCCGGTGGGGGTAGTACTAACCTTCCTCTCACGAGTAATGTAACGGGTAACTACGGAACAGTGGAAACAACGGGTGGTGGTTCCAGTGGTTGGGAAGGGTATTCTATAAATGGACGATACGTATTCATGAGTGCGACTAATACTGAATGTGGTATTTATAATGATCTCGATAATGAATGGATGGTGAGATGTAGGCGAAATTCATGGGCGAGACTATATTTCAATGGACTCACTATGCTGACAACAAATTCCTCTGGGATCACGGTCTCTGGTAGTATAACTTATTCCGATGATAGAATAAAATATAACGAGGAAAGTATAATAAATTGTTTGGGAATTGTTAAACAACTTAGACCTTTAAAATACGAAAAGTTAGACAAACCAGAGGACGCAGTGGGTACGTGGATACCTACAGATGATGAATGGGAAAGTGTGAAAAATGACTATATTTGGAACGATGAATATGGTTTCGTCGCACAAGATGTTAGAAATATACCCGGACTCGATATACTTGTCAAGGGTGAGGAAACTGAAGAAATTGAAATAATTAAAACTGAAAGTGAATATAATAGACTTTCAGTAGAAGACCGCGCGAAATATACATACCGTGCAGACACTAACGATTATAGACATAACGATAGTGGTGAAACACAAACTCCTTTAGGTGTCAATTATACTGGAATTATACCCATACTCACTGGATCTATACAGGAATTATCGGGTGATTTGGAACAGGAAAAACAGAAAACAGAAAACTTACAGACACGCCTCACCGCTTCTGAACAGGCGTATCAGTCCTTGTTAGAACGCGTAGTGGCTTTAGAAAATGCTTAAAATGTAACACGTGATGTTTTGTCACGCGGTACATTCATGATACTTACTTCTTAACAGAGTCCATCGCAGCGAGTGCGAGAACCCCGACGATGAAAAACATGACAACATAGTTGCATTCCGTGGTTTCATCGATTACGGGCTGAGCCTTCACAACCTTCTTCTCTGGTACTTTTTCGAAATTTTCATCCACAACTTCCCGCTTTCGGAAATTCGTAGGGATTTCGAGTGGGTCATCGAAATCTATAGGGGCATACCCTATCATTTATACTCTATGTTTACAAATTAATTTCAACCTTCTTCTTACGTCCACGCTTAGCCTTCGCCGCCGGCATTTTAACTTCCTTCACTTCATCATCACCTTCATCTACAGCTCCCGCACCACCCTCTGAGACAATATCAGATATATCGTCCCCATCATCAGGAACATCGGGGGTATACTCGACGGATTTCTGTATGGGTGTCGTGTTCATGGGCGGTGTTGGGGGCATCATGATACCTCCCATCAGACTGGAAATATCGAGACCGGGCCCCTTCATTTCGTATTTCTCACCGTTGGACGCCGGGGGGGACGTCTGGTTACCATTGGCCATGGTATTTTGAACCGCACTCATCATATTGTTTACCAAATCGGGATTTTGTTTCATGACATCATTCATATTTGGCATGACCTGTTTGAACATACTGTTCGTGAGATGGAACATCATCGCACTTCCACCAAGCATCATGATAAGCTTGACTTCGGGGGCGATATTCATCTTCGTGCGGTACTTCACAAAAAGTTCTTCAAACACTTCATCGTAATCATCCTGTGTCTCCATGACATTTTCCGACCAACCTTCGAGCTGAATATCGAATGGGTTGTACCGCTTGTTCAAGAACTCTAAACCAGTGACACACGCAATCAACATACGTCGGGAAAATTTAACCGATTTATCAACCTCGATACTGTACGTAATACGCTTCACCTCTGTTCGGAGTTCATCCACGGGTGAATACGCATTCAGACGCTTGTTCACGTTAAACCCTCGCTTCTCTAAACGCCCGAGTTTGTTTACGAGGTCGGACTTCTCCTCGTCGATCGTCTTATAACCAGGTGAAGGTGTATCTTCGGGTGGTTCCATTGGACCGTAGTCCATACTGGGTCCGTTATCATATGGTGTTTCGTCTACGTATTCTCCGTGATCAACGGGCTCTTCCATTCGAGGGGGTGCTGGGATACTTTGCTTCACCGGGTTCGCGAATGCGTCAACATCTTCTTGAAATCCCATCGAAGGTTGAGGTTCACGACCTTGCATTCTTTGTACGACGGGTGGTGCGACTGTTCGTGGCCGTGTAAAATCTAGCTGTATCTCATCCATCATGGCTTGTTCGTTATCATTTAACTTCATGACAGAGGTGTCCCCTCTGTCCAGAATAATTTCACCGTCCATTACTCTGTATAATGAAACTAATCTTTTCTCTTTAACGCACTTAATAAAAAAATGTCAGTACATAGTACATGAAACTCGATAAAACTAATCGGTCGACACTCAAAGCTATCGCTATCACGATCATATTGATTTTGATTATCACTGCATTATCGAAAGGTAGGGTGAGTATGTACCAGCCCAAATCTATCAAGATCCAGCCTGTATCGGAAGAGCCATTCACTGGTCTTAAAAGCAGTGCGGAATGCCTGAATGACAGTGTATACTCGACGAGCCTCGGTGGTGTGTGCGGTGGTCAGAAACTCGTCCGCGACCACGCGAACTACAAAATCGTAGATTAGAAATATAGCCAACACTTCCCATTTCCAGTTAAATTTATACCGAATTTTTAAGTGGATAATTTCTGTGTGTATTATAAATGGCTCTCGTTACAGCGCCTCAGCCGACCATCCCCGACTTTGAACATGAATATCACACGGTTATCGTAGATACTTTCGATCAACCATCTTCTCAGTATTCCAATGGAATAAACGCCCTTTTACCCACACCCCTGGAAAATGTTATCCAGGTTGAATTACTTGCTGCTCGGTTCAAGGGTATCGGTGCGAGTACCGAACTTATTCACGTTTCGATTGATGAGTTGAAAAATACATTCTTCCAACGCGCGAAGAAAGATTTAGATGTTAGTGGCCACAATAGTATAAACGGATCTTTCGGTTCGATCATCACTTCCGGAAACACAACACTTACTTTTAAGAATGAATACCCTATCTCTCAACAATATTTGACACCCATTCGTAAACTCGATAGGTTAAATGTGAAACTGTACAAGCAAGATGCTGTCGATATTTTGGCTACTGCTCAAGTGTTTTTGGTGTTTAATTTTGTATGCAAGAAAAAGAACTTGATGTGATCGTTTCAGGGCGTTACGTGTATACAATTTAAAAAATACCATTATTATAATAAGTATGTCATCCGGAATCGTACAGCTCATAGCGGTCGGCGCTCAAGATGAACATATTATCGGAGACCCTGAAATTTCTTTTTTCACGTCGACGTTCAAACGACACTCTAACTTTTCACAGTCTCTAGAGAAACAAACAATACAAGGGGCTGTGAAAAATAATTCCATGTCATCTATCCGGTTCGAACGAAACGGTGATTTACTCGGGTATACATACTTTACACTCGATAATAACACTAACTCTGTTGATATTCAGGATTGGGGTAGGGTAATTGATAAGGTTGAGCTTCTCATCGGCGGACAGGTTATCGATGTCCAGGATCACGATTTCACCGAAAAGATTGCTATCGATACGTACGCACAAAATGTTACTAAAAGTTCTAACGGTACACACCCAGGTGCGAGCGCCCGGTCATACTTCTACCCACTTCGTTTCTTTTTTTGCGAAGGCCCTCAGTCGGCGATACCACTCGTAGCTTTACAGTACCATACAGTCGATTTGCGAATTTATTGGGGTCCCGAAGCGAGTAATTATAACGTAGAAGCATATGCAAACTATTACTACCTCGATAACGAAGAGCGGGGTATGATGACTTCACGTAAACATGATATTCTCATCACACAGGTACAGAAAAACATCCCATCTGGTGAACTCGTACAAGAACTCACGTTCAATCACCCCGTCAAGTATATCGCATGCTCCAATACAAATTCAGAAAGTACACTCACATCGATCGATAACAAGATTAAGATGAGTATTAACGGTACTGATATAGGGGCGTATAAATTCGCGAAACCGCATTACGTTGATATCATGAGTTATTACCATACAAACTTCGTGACGTCACCCGATTTCTTCCTTCATTGTTTCTGTCTAAACACGAGCTCACTTCAACCGTCAGGTTCGCTCAACTTCAGTCGTTTAGATTCGGTTAAGATACATAGTGAGACGAAACCGTTAATCGACCCCATATACGGTGTAAACTATAACATTCTCAGGGTGAATAACGGTATGGCAGGGCTCATGTACGCGAATTAAAATGCGATACTATATTAATGCCGAAGAACTTGAGTACTATCGGTGGTGCCACGAAACTTCGGTTCGGTAAGAACTGTCGTGAAGATCAGGCGGAAAACTCGATTGTATTCAATGCGAGTGAAGAGAAAATCGATGCGACTGGTGCGAGTGGAGTGTACATCACCCCACTTGAATTAGCGTCTGAATTTGCCGGTGTCGGCACGGATGACACGACCAATACGTTCGTCGCGTACAATCAAAGTACGCATCAGCTTTTTAGGACACAAGTCCCTTTATCTATTTCAGCACTTTCTGACGCCGGAGGAAATAGTGGAGATTTAACTGTCACAGGGAACCTGTACGTTTCCGGAAACGTAACATCGGTAGGTACTGTCGCGAACCTTCATGTGACTAATACGACAATAAAAGATGGCCTCGTTGAAATCGGTACCAATAACACGGATTTAGCCACTTTTGATTTGGGGCACATCTTCAACCGCGGTCCGAATGGTTCGAACGTCACCGTAGCATATGATGCGAGCGCTACTGAACTCGCGATCGGCTACACGGACGATAGTGCGATGGAAGTTACACAGGTCACAGTCAATGATGCCGAAACCATGAATGTTCACGTATATGGTAAACTGTACACAAACTCGAACATCGGGGCTGCGAATACAGCACCTGTACACACACTTTCAGTTGGTGATAAGTGCTTTATCGAGGGTGACGGAAACCATTCGAATGTTATCGAAGCGCGTGGCAATACGTACACGACCGGGAATGTATACGTTGAAGGTGGTCTCATCACGAATACGGGTGGTGTCACTAAAAAGACATACAGCCACCAGGGTACGTACGCTACCAATGCCTCGGTCGCAGGTGCGACACTTACGTTGACGTTTTCGCGACACGCGTTTTACGCTAAAATTGTCGCACAACTCCTCGATAATGACGATACGGAGGTGAGTACGATGACCCTCGATATAGCCGGTGGTGAGCGTGGTGGTGACGCGACCCCGTTAGCTATTGCGATGGGACCTATGTCCATTTTTGGAAATACAAACACAAACCCGTGGAGTTCTGTCGTGACCGTAGCACCCACTACAGTTGCCATTAAACCTTCGTTTAATTTGTCTTCACCCGGTAATTACACCATTTTCGTCGAATACATTTCCCGTAACACATCTGGTGAACTTACGAGTTTGACTGTAGGTACGGGTACACCCATAGAATTCGGATACTAAATACTCTCTCCAAATGACCTGTTCGTCATTTGCAAAGATGTTTTTTATATAAGCTAACTATAGATGGCGCATACGAACGTCCAGTTAGTTTCAGGAAACCTCACTACAGGTGGAGATGATCCTACGTTTTACATCGATCGGGTTAATAACAAAGTTGGAATAGGAGATGTACCTGATATAACCGGTGTCGAAGCTGATACAGCCACGTCAAACGTTTTACAAATTACCGGGAGTGTACTCGCAACAAAGTATCACGGCGACGGATCTAGTCTGACGGGTTTATATGATTCTAAATGGCTCGAATATTCGGGCGACGCGTCCAAAATTTATTATAACGGTGGAAATGTTGGGATCGGAGAGGATAACCCAAATTACAAGTTACATGTAGCTGGCGACATTTACGCAACCGGTGATGTCACCGCATCTTCCGATAGACGCCTCAAAACAGATATCAAGCGCATTGAAGGAGCTCTCGATAAGGTGTGTGCCATAGGAGGGTACACGTACGTGATGAACGATAAACCGTCTACGGGCCTCATCGCACAAGAGGTTCGAGAGGTTCTCCCCGAAGTCGTACACGGTTCAGAAGAGACAAGTTACTCACTCGCGTACGGGAACGTCATAGGGTTACTCGTCGAGGCTATCAAAGAATTAAAAGAAAAAATCGGTTAATATAAATGACGAGCTTAAATACCGTTTCGACATTATTCGGTGGTACGGCACCTCACGGCCTCAAAGAATTATATGGAGTAAATTTCAGTGATGGTAATACGTCGGCACCCGCGTCAGGTCCTATTAATTTACGAGCGTTTAATGGTAAAACCCCATCCCGTTTCGTTGAACAGCGTGTAAAATTGACCGCATCCGACCCCGCGCACGGTGACACATTTGGAAGTTCCGCGGATATTGACGGTGACACGGCTGTGATCGGATCGATCGCGAACGATGATCATGGAACCAATAGTGGGTCCGCGTATATTTTTACTCGTGATACAGCTGGGGACAATACATCCAGCTGGACGCAGCGTGTAAAACTGACAGCGAGTGACGCTGCTGCATTTGATTATTTTGGTGGATCTCAAAGCCGCGACGGTGTAGCGATAGACGGTGACACGGTAGCCATATCAGCAGTGGGAGGTGATAATAAAAGCAGTCGTGTGAAGGTCGGTGGAGCTGTATATGTATTTACCCGCGATACACCCGGTAGCCTCACCTCTGGTTGGACACAACGTGCAAAACTAGTACCGAGTGACACTGCTTCGCGTGATAATTTCGGTATAAGTGTATCTATCGACGGTGACACGATGGTGGTAGGCTCATATGGAACTAGTTACAGGGGAGCGGCGTATGTATTCAGACGCACTACACCCGGTACCCTTACATCTGGATGGACGCAGGTCACCAAAATGACAGCGAGTGACCCTATTAATAATGCCCTGTTCGGTATCAGCCTCTCACTATCTGGTGATACGGTGGTGATTGGGGCGCGCTCTAACGATTCCGCATATATATTTACCCGCGATACACCCGGTAGCCTCACCTCTGGTTGGACACAACGCGCAAAACTAACAGCGAGTGACGGTGTTTCGGGTGATCAGTTCGGTGAGAACGTATCGATCGACGGTGACACGGTTGTTATCGGAGCGAATAGAGATGACGATGACGGAAACGATAGTGGATCTGTGTATATATTTACCCGCGATACACCCGGTAGCCTCACATCTGGTTGGACACAAGCCGTAAAACTAACAGCGGATGATGCGAGTTCTCCCGATGACTTTGGTGTTCATGTTACAATCGAGGGGGGTACAATTGTCGTTGGGGCGAGATTTAAATCTGTCAACGGTTATTCTCTTATCGGATCTGCATACGTGTTTACGCGCAATGCGGCCGGTAATTGGACACAAACCTCCAAGTTTGTAGCAAGCGACGCTACTTTGAGTAACTCCCCAACTTTCGGTGATACCGTCGCAATATCCGGTGACACGATATTGGTATCAGCATCTGGAACTGGAGGCCCAAATGGAGCTGGTGCAGGTTTACCAGATAGTGGAGCCGTTTATATTTTCACGTTAGAAATTACTCCCATTAATCCGTAGAGATAATTCCTCCAAAGTGAACATTAACTCATATAAAGTGCATTACATTTTATCTAAGCTAATATAAATGGTCGCGACGACGAGCCATATATTTTCAGGGAAGGTCGACATCGCGAGTAACCTACAAGTTGGGTCCTCGCACTTGTTCGTCGATACTGAAAATAATAGGGTCGGTATAACCACAGCCAGTCCAGATGCGACTCTACACGTAAACGGCAACGTATACGCGACGAGGTTCGAAGGTGACGGCTCACTTCTCACTGGTATAGCCTCTAATCTCGAACAAATCACAAATAACGGAAACGTCACATCGAACGCGGTTCAGTTTACAAACCCAGATACGGGTATTATCACGACCGGTAATGTCAATGTCGGAAATAAACTCTCCGTGGCTAGCCTCACACCCGGAAGTGTGCCGTATATAGACGGAGATAACACACTCACCGACTCTCATATCACTCAGGGTACGGATAAGGTCTCGATCACATCAAACCTTGAAGTTACGGGAAACATACTCATGAGCGGAGAAACCTATAAAATCGACTCACAATCCCTCGAAGTGAAGGATCGTATCGTCGGTATTGCGTATGATAACACGTTAAGTGGTGCCGATACGGGTATTCTCATGGAGTACCCCACGAAAAACATCGGTCTCATACACCACGGTGCATCGGGTAATCCGTACGCACAAGAATTCACGATCGGCTATACGCAAAATACCGCGACCGATACGACAATACTAAATGATCCGGCAAATAAGATCACTGTGAACGTTCTCGGTGACCTCCACACACAAAATAACATGACTGTCGATTCAGGTGGGAGTTATTTCGGAGACGGTACGACCCTCACAGGTGTTGCCCTAAAGACTGATATGACAAGTAATGCCGCGCGCATAGCAAATATTGAAACTGTCAATGGGACACAAACCGGGTTGATAACGGGGTTACGAGCCGATATGACTTCCAACGCATCTCGAATCACCACGTTAGAAACCGCAAATACAGTACAAGCGGGATTGATTACGTCGATTAAATCAGATGTAACATCCAATACCACACGTATTTCAACCCTTGAAGCGGCGAATACTGTTCAAGCAGGTTTGATTACTGCCATAGAAGCCGACGTAACTGATAACGCTGCACGTATCACGACCCTCGAAGCGGCAAATACTATTCAAGCAGGTTTGATTACTGCCATAGAAGCCGACGTAACTGATAACGCTGCGCGTATCACGACCCTTGAAGCGGCGAATACGGTTCAAGCGGGGTTAATTACTGCCATAGAGACCGACGTAACTGATAACGCTGCACGTATCACAACCCTCGAAGCGGCGAACACTGTTCAAGCGGGGTTGATCACCGCCATTGAAACTGATATCACCGGTAACGCTACGCGTATCACGACCCTTGAAGCGGCGAACACTGTTCAAGCGGGGTTGATCACCGCTATTGAAACCGATGTCGCGGATAACGCCGCACGTATTACGAACCTCGATACAGATCTGAGTGATAACGCCTCTCGCGTGACCGTGTTAGAAGCCACCGACGCGGTCTATGCCGGTCTACTTTCGGGTCTCCGAACGGATTTAGATGATACATTCATTACGAAAACTTCTGATTCGACTATTATTAGTTCAAATCTTGAAGTCACGGGTAATATTTTCATGCGGGGTGATCGTTTCGTCGTCGAGTCGGAAACGACGTTGATCAATGATGCGATCATAGGGATCGCTAATAATAACACAGTCTCTACGACTGATGTGGGTATTCTCATGCAGCGTCCTACCGCAAATGTCGCCCTCGTACACCACGGAGGAACAGATACATTCACGATCGGGTATACACAAGACACACTTGAAGCGACCGATATAACAAATGATACAGTGAACGAAATCAACGTGAATGTCCTCGGTCAATTGCATGTTCAGAACAATATGACGGTCGGTGCTGGTGGTAGTTATTACGGTGACGGTTCTACACTCACGGGTGTTGCTCTCGTGAGCGACGCTACATCGAATGTTACACGAATTGCGAACCTGGAAACCGCGAATACGGTCCAAGGGGTTTTGATCACCGATTTAACCAATGACCTTTCGGATAACGCTGCGCGTATTACGACCCTCATAGATGCTAATACAGTCCAAGCGGGGTTGATAACCGCTATCGAGACCGACGTGACTTCTAATGCGACCCGAATTTCAACACTCGAAAGTGCGAATACAGTCCAAGCGGGGTTAATCACCACGTTAACGAATGATCTTTCAGATAACGCCGGGCGTATTACGACCCTCATAGATGCTAATACGGTCCAAGCGGGGTTAATCACCACTTTGACCAATGATCTTTCGGATAATGCCGGGCGTATTACGACCCTCGTAGATGCCAATACGGTCCAAGCGGGGTTAATCACCACTTTGACCAATGATCTTTCAGATAACGCTGCACGTATCGCGGTCCTTGATACCGATATGACCTCTAACGCTACGCGTGTTTCGGACCTTGAAGATGCGAATACAGTTCAAATGAACCTCATCACTGCGATAGAAGTCGATGTGGCCTCCAACGCCGCACGTGTTTCAGAGCTCGTAGCATCAAATGTGGATATCTGGTCAAACCTCGCATCGAATGTTACGCGTATCGCGGTTCTCGAAGCCGCAAATACGGTTCAAGAAACTCTTATTACGGGGTTACGAACGGATATGACTTCCAATTCTGGGCGCATCGACGCATTAGAACCACGTGTGACAAACCTCGAAGCTTCGAACGTCGATATTTGGTCAAATCTCAATCAACTCACACTTGACGACGTCGTTAATGTCAATAACGCGACATCGAACACGGTTCGGTTCACGAACACAACCACTTCACTCACCGCCTCGGGAAATGTTACGGTCTCCGGGAACGTGACATCGACTACAGCCTTAATAAGTAACGCAGCTACACTAGGAACCACGAAAGAGTTTGTTGTGACGGCGAGTGGTGGTGTCTTTTATATCGATGGAGTTCAACAAGATTCACTCGAACTTCATGAACATCAGACATATCTTTTTGATTTGACAGCTCCTGGAGCTACACACCCTTTTAGATTGTCGACGACGAATGATGGTACACACGGTGGTGGTTCAGAATATACCACAGGCACAGACTATACGAGT